ATGCTTTCGTATTTCATTGAATATTTCCTATTAGTTTCCAATTCAAATCTTGTTTTGGCTATAACCCTTGTTGGTTTTATCCCAAACTTATAGATATTTTTTCTAATAGCCCAAGCGGCTTGTTTTGGAATACCTTTGATGGCAACCCATCTTTGTATTGCTTGAATTGGTGGATATGTTCCTGGCTTTCTACCTCTATCTACCCACTTTAGATAATCGTTTGCCAATAGAACCAAATTGATCCCATTAGCTGTTTCTTGTAATCTGTAATTGATTGAATTGACTAATGAGCCAGATGCTACTTTAGGATAGGGTCTATTGTTTTTCAACAACGAAACCATAACCTTCACATAGTCCTTACCGAACTCATTAGCCAGTTTCTTATCAATTAGTTGATCTCCCATTTATTAGAAGTTTCTACTAAGAGTTGTGTTGAAGGTAGTAACGATACTATCTAAATTAGCCATTTGTGTATGACTTAATCCTTGTCCGTAAGATAAAGTCGCATATCTCATTTGTTCAGGGAAATTGGCTCCATTCACAGTTCCAATATACATATTATTAGAAGATTGAGTTGCCGTGCTTCCTATAGTTCCAAATGTTGTCCAACTACCACCAGCTAATTTACGATAGAAACTAACTTGTGTAGCGTTGTTTTTACTTAAAGCTTGAGAATAACCCGCAGTTCCCACAACAGCCCCTCCTAAACTTACTGAAGAATTGGCATCAAACCATTCAAGTTGATTACAAGCACCCATGATTGTATATGGAGTAGCAACCCCTGCGTAATCACAAGTAACATTATATACTCCGTTAATGTATCTATAATAGTGGTGTGAGTTTTGTCTATTACCACCAGTTCCAAAAGGATTCCAGAAACTATCACCATAGTTAGAACTACTTTTTGAGGTTGGAACTACACCATTTGAATCAATAGTCCAAGATCCATTAAAAGACATTCTATACGCTGCATTAGTATCTTGTGGATCTTTCAAGTTATATTTAACAGATGTTGCAGTTCCACCAACAAATGGATAGAATGCATCAAGCAAGTTCCATAGTGAATTAGATTTAAGATCTAATACAAGTGTATTTATTGCATCAGCGTTAAGACCTGAAATACCTGTTGCGGTAATAAATGCTTGAGCATCAGGATCATATGATGGTCCTGGACTTGGTGTAGGTGTAGGGGTTTCTGTAGGAGTAATAGTAGGTGTTACTGTATTTGTAGGAGTTGGAGTTGGGGTTTCTGTGCTTGTAGGAGTTGGTGTTGGGGTTGGCGTTGGTGTTTTAGTTGGTAAAAGAGCACAAAGTAATTTATCAACAACAACTCCATTAACATCTATTTCATAAGCATAAGTACCATCAGCAATCCAATAATTAGTTGAGTATGTTAAAGGAGTACTAAAATCAGCAGTAAGATATATTGTATCACCTGTTGATGGGAATGAAGAAGTTGGAGCATAAAAATAAAAATTAGAATCGCATCCTATAGAATAATTAGCACAAGCATCATTTGGATTATCAAAAATTGAGTAGCCACCACCACAAGGGAAACAATCACCATAAGGATTTCCACAATTTGTAAAAAACGAGTTCCAAACACTTGAAATTGGACTTGATGTTGGTGTAGGAGTTGGTGTAATCGTACTTGTTGGTGTTATAGTTGGGGTTACTGTAGGTGTTTCTGTAGGAGTTATTGTAGGTGTTGGAGTTTCTGTTGGGGTTACTGTAGGTGTTTCTGTAGGAGTTATTGTAGGTGTTGGAGTAACGGTACTTGTTGGAGTTGGAGTTACTGTACTTGTAGGAGTTGGGGTAGGTGTTGGATATGTATATGAAAGAACATTAGATGGTATAATATTTCCTAAACATCCTTGAATTACTCTAAAATACCAAGTACCACTTGGCGAAGGAATAATCACCGGAACTGGTGAAGAACAAGTTGATGAAGTATTAGCAGTCCAAGGACCAGAAGCACTTGTGCTATATTGTGATAAAATACCGCTACATAAACCACCTGTTGCTGTTATTGTAATATCTAATGAAAAAGTTGAACCACTAATAAAATTTACATTATCTAATATTGGTGCGGTACAATTAGTAGAAGGGGTTATGGTTGGAGTTATTGTTGGAGTAGGTGTTAATGTACTCGTTGGAGTAATTGTAGGAGTTACTGTTGGAGTGACAGTATTTGTTGGTGTTGGTGTTAATGTACTCGTTGGAGTAATTGTTGGTGTTGGTGTTGGTGTTACAGGAACTCCTGTTAAATACTCACCACAATATCTATAGAATGTATAATAATCATAGATACGAGGATCATTTGTATTAGCATAAAATGTGAACTCATCCCACACATAAGGATAAGTTGATTGTAGTGCTTTGAACCACTCATAACGAGTAGTATTGTGGTATGTAAAGAAATCGAATTGATTATTCAATACCTGTCCTGTAGACATCACCATTCCTTTCCAAAACTCGTATTCGTTGACTGCTTGTATATTACCACTTACAACCCCCCAACTTTGCCAAAAACCATTTAGATCTATACTCATACCTGTAAATATTCTACTTTTTGTTTTGTTTTTCTTTCTGTAGATCTTTGATTTGATTTTGTAAATCTTGAATGATCTGTTGTTGTTGTTCTAAAACTTGTTCTACTGATGGTTTTTTGTCTGTATAAACGACTTCTCCATCTCTAATTACTTTTACTGCCATATTTTTTTTATTTAAGGTGTTATTTAATAAGGATTTTCAGGTATAATACAATTTACCTGTCTTGTTCTTAATACAAATCTACCTACAACACCTGTAGCTTTATCTTGTGTTTCATCAACAGCAGGATAGAATGATACATCTTGAGCAATTAAAACCCCATACTGACCCCAATTCTGTTGGATCTCCGTGATTAAATCCTGAAGACATTGTAGAGTATCACTTAAGATCTCTTGTGAGTTGTCTGATGGAAAACCATTTGTATCCAAGTAGTTTTCTTGAATGTTGATCTTATCCATAAACATAATGGAAAAAGATATATCTGGGATTGCTGACTTAACATTTGATCCTGTTGCAATTGAACTATCTTCATTCATCGTAACCCACATATATGGGAAAGTCATTTGTCTTGATGTTCCAATATCGTATGGCTCACCAAATCCAAAATCCTTTAGGAAATAATGGTTCTGTTGGAATAACTGAAACCAGTTAATCAGTTGGTTTAATGATATAATACTCGTTGTAGGCATTATAGGCTATTTTTATCTTTTATATCCTCCTTGTTCTTAAAGTAACTCAACCAATTCAAACAAGAAATGTAATTTTTTTCGTATATCTTTTCTTCAGGTTCTCTCATCTTTTCCATTAGGGTATAAACAAAATCTAACCATTTATACCTATCATCTAATTTCTTCTCTTTTAACTTTTTTGTAAATCTTCCTTCAGGGTCGTTGACTGGTCTTTGAGTTTTGTAGAGCCCTTCATATTGCTTGTAGATGTATTCCTTCCAGTTGAAAAAAAAAGAAAGAGGTGGTAAATATTGGATATTGGAACATCCAAGAATAACTCCTTTCTTCTTAACATATCTGTCGTGAACTTCTCAAAGTTTCCGTTCTCATCTTTCTTTCTTAAGAACAAACACAATAGATCAGCCATAATTTTATTCACATCATTCTGTGCTCCCTCCATCAAGGTCTCAATCGTGATTACCTCACCTGTTGTATATTTGTTAAACTCTGTGTATAAATAATATTTATCACCATTCAATTCCAAGTAATCCACTTCTGTCTTTGGGATCTCCTTTGTTATGAATGTAAGTTTGTTAGATAGTTCCTTGAAGTCATCAATATCCATCTGTAGTAGGACAGCTTGTTCTATACCTGCCAATGCTGATATAATATTCACAGCCCCAAGTAAGTCATTATTGTTGGGGTTCTTTGTCTTATACAACTCCGCAAATTGTTTTACTGTTACTTCGTCCCAACTTTCAGGGAAATTGTAGATGGATTCATAACCATCCATATTTATTTTTACTTCAATCATAATTTCTTTCTTTTAATAAATATATCGCTATACCAAATGTTTTTACAGGCTATAAAAACCTCATCACTGGTTTATTTGATCCTTCTTTTCTTGCTCCTAACTTCATCATCGCCACATATCTTAAAGCATCACAGGCATGGTTGTAAGCATCAATAGGGGTTTTTTCATATCCCCCATCTTTATTCTTTTTCCACATATACTTACTGAACTCATCAAGTAGGTTCTTGGATCGTCTTGTTACTAACATATGTTTTTGTTGTAAGATCTGTATACCATAGTTCACACTATCCTTACCTTTTTCAACAGGTTTGACCTTGAAACCAAATCTCTTTAACTCTTGAATTGATTTAGGTTCAGCACTATCAGCAAACACTTCCTCAATAACCCCATTCTGTTTCATTATACTTGCCAGTTCTGAGTTTAGTAATGGATCTTATATTGAGTTCTTTAGTGCTGACGATGAGAGTAGATTACGAGGAGCAAGAAGAAACATATTGTATGTGAATGAGTGTAACGCTCTAAATTACGATGCGTTCCTACAATTACAAATTAGAACAGATGGGGATATTTACCTTGACTACAACCCCACATCATCGTTTTGGGTTCATACAGAGGTTCTAACACAACCAAATACAGAACTACTGATCCTAACATACAAGGACAACCAAGCCTTATCCAATGAGATTGTAAAACAACTTGAAGCAAATAGGGAAAAAGCTAAAACATCTACCTATTGGGAAAACTGGTGTAGAGTTTATTTAGATGGGGAAATAGG